CCATCATTGTCTACTGAGGGAGCAGATGACTTAGCACCAAGGTATCTATCATCAAACGAATCAAAACTAGCTGCTGCAGAGGTTGCACTAGAGGCTGCTGCTGTTGCGCTGTTTGCTGCACCAGTTGCACTTGAGGCAGCGGCTGTAGCACTTGAAGCGGCTGCAGTTGCTGATGTTGCTGCTGCAGTACCTGATCCCAGAATACTATCAACATATGTCTTAGTTGTCAAGTCCGAATTTGCACTTGGTGTATATGTAGCAGTAATTTTGTTACTACCTGCTGCTACTGCACCTGTCAGAGTGCCACCTGCTAATGGTAAAAATGTATCCGTTGTGTATTTCTTAGTTGCTGCATCTTGATCTGCTGTAGGATCACCTAGTCCTGTAATCTTACTAGTACCCATAGCTATAGCACCAGACATTGTACCACCTGCAAGTGGCAGCTTGGCAGCTATACTAGTTGTAATAGTTGTGCTAAAACTTGCATCATCGTTGATTGCTGCAGCTAGTTCGTTCAGTGTGTTTAGTGTTCCAGGTGCTGAGTCAACAAGCCCTGATACCTGTGTGTCAACATAATTTTTTGTGGCAGCATCTTGTGCATTACTAGGATCAGTAACGTTAGCAATTGTTGTACCTGTAACGTCCAGTGTTCCATTGACTGTTACGTTAGTAAATGTAGATGTACCTGAACCTGCAGTTACGTTACCAGTCACGTCACCACTAATATCACCAGTAATGTTACCAGTTATATTACCTGTAATGTTACCTTGCAAGTTACCAACAAAGCCAGAGCTTGCTGTAATAGTTGTACCTGTTATGGCAGCAGCACTATTAGCCCCAATAATAGCACCATCAATAGCACCACCATTAATATCAACAGTTGCTAATGTTGCTTGTCCAGATGTTGACACAGTTGTAAAGCTACCTGCTGCTGCACTAGAAGCACCAATTGTTGTGCCATCTATGTTACCACCATTTATGTCTGCAGTTGTTACTGTTGTAGTTCCTGTAGCGGTTAGTGCAGTGAATGTACCTGCTGCTGCTGTAGAAGCACCTATTATAGTGCCATCAATGTTACCGCCATTAACATCTGCTGTGGTTACTGTAGTTGTACCTGTAGCAGTAAGGTCAGTAAACGTAGCTGCACCTGCAGAGGCTGCACCAATTGTTGCACCGTCTATTGCACCACCGTTAATGTCTATGTTAGAAAATGTAGCTGCTCCAGTTACTGTAACAGAGTCAATGTAACCTACACCGTCTACATACAGGTCTTTAAACTTTAATGAGGATGTACCAATGTCAATGTCATCGTCAGTTACAGGAACAATAGCACCGTCTTGTATACGTACTTGCTCTACTGCAGATCCACCTACTTCACTAAAGAAACCTATTCTATTGTTACTAGTATCTATTACAACTTTATTTAGCGCATCACTGTCAGCTATTAGAGGTACGTAACCACCTTCAGTAGAACTACCGTCATGCTTGTGTCCAGTAGCTAAAGCAAAAGTATCTCGTAAAGCATTGTACTCTGCGTTTACTGGTGCAGCTTTAATAACCGCATTAGCGATAATATCTGCTGCTGATTGTCTTGAATAACCTGCCATGTTATAACCTGTCTCCTACCCCAAATGTAATCACTAAGCCTTGTATACTGTGTGATGCATCTGTGTCATTAGTTACATATCTGAAAGATGCTGATTTACCTGATCCTGATATATTAGTTCTTTGTACTGGTGATGGATTACCATCAAATATTGCAGTACTATTATACGTTGCTTCGTTAAAGAAAGCTGCTGCTCCTGCTGTTGATAAATTAAAGTTTGTTGGGTTAAGAGTATCTACATCCTCATAATCATACACAGCCGACATAACTATTGAGTTGTCACCTTCAGAACGTAAGTATGTAGCTACAGTGTAAAATACTTTACGTTGTTCTGGATCTTGCATATGAAAGAATGGTGTTTGAAATATACTTAATATATTACTACCATCAAAATCATTTCCTTGTTCCTGTCTATGCACTTTACCATCTGAAGCACCATGCAGTACAAATTCATTTTGACCTATGTAACCACTGTCTGCACATGTAGCTGTAATACCTAACATTTGGCTGTATTCAAACTGTAGACCGTTAGGTGTTTGTCTAAAACCACCTATAACACCTTGAGTGTCTGCAGCAGCAAAGAAGTATCTGAACTGGGTCTTACCTCTAATAACAACAGCATTTAAACCTTCAAGGTCAATATCAAATACAATGTCTGTAAAGATAGACTGAATGTCTTTTGATACAGTTTCTAGATTAACATCACCAATCTTATCTGTACCTGATACTGGGCGTAGACCATCTTGAGATAAGAATAGTAAGTCACCACCTATTTCTATAACACTGTCTGTAGCTAGACATCCTAAGTCATCAGTAACTGTTTCTAAAACAAAGTTAGATATATTATTGCCAACAAGTTTACGAATATTGTTACTTCCAAAAATAAACAGCGCATCTCTAAAAGTCTTTATTGCTACTATAGGAAAACCTACATTTATTATTCCAGACCCATTTGCTACACTAAAATCTGTTTCTGCTAAAGGAGCACTAAAATATAAATTAGTATCTTCTGCAGGATCACCCGCTAAAAATAAATGATTTTTAAATACATCAGAAAATTTAGGATCTGTAGGAGCACTGCTATCAAGTATTTGTCTATATGTTGTACCATCATAAATGGCTGCAGGATTTATACCATCTGTTAGTATTACCTTTGGGCTACCAAAGTTATATTTTGTAAATCTTACCTTAGTTACACCTGACATAGTAGGATTACTAGTTCTAAATAAACCTGTTCCTGATCCTACTTCAATAGCTGCTGCTGTCCCTGCACTTACAGCTATTTGTGTAATTGTATTAAAGTACTTTGTGCTGCTTACTGTAGTATTATTTGGACCTGTTACCTCTTCTGTTTGTGCCGCACCTAAAAAATCCGTACCTGTAATTGTAAAAGTTTTACCTGACTCATCACCTGTTCCAAAAAAGGTAACTTGTCTAGGTTGTTCAGATGCAGCAGTTGTAAAGTTTACAGAACCGCCAGAAGCTAACGCACCATTTATTGTTAAGTTACCTGAACCACTTGGAGTTTGAGATGCACATACACCATCTCTATCATTTGCAATAACATCACAGGTTATTTCTCCCCATGATGTAGAACTATTAATATACTTGTGTAAGTAGTTACTACCACTAGAGGGTTTACGACAAGCTAGTATACCATCGTTAATACCATTAGCTACACAAACTCCAAGAACACTTCCTGTTCCTGTAACTGTACCATAGTTATTAGCAAATCCATTTATTTTTCTGTAACCACCAGTAACAGCAGGTTCATAATTGATAAGAGCAATAGCAGATCCAGGTTGATTTTCACCCTGAGATAACACATCTCTACTAGTATTTAGCCCACCTTGACAGAATACTTTAAAGGAAGCTAGATTGTCAGCCATTACATTATTCTACCTAAAACTTGATTGGAAGAGTTAATTCTATCAACTACAGTTGATCGTACTCTTAACTGATCATCTACAAGAACTCTTCGCATCATTTTTATACCATCTTCAAAATTTTGTTGATGCATTGCAGCACTCTGTTCGTTAGACCTAAATCTCATCATGTACATCATAGCTCCATCAATAACTACATGATTAAATCTATCTGGTATAGAGCATATATCATTAAAATCAGATAGATCTGAAGGAAAAAAGTAATACACGTATTCTATTTGATATGTATTATCAGGGATAGGAGTAACTCCAAATTTTTCTTCGTTAGTTTTATAGATAAGTGTAGGTGCGGATATACCTGTTTGATTTCCTGTGTCATCAAAGTGTCTATACCTTTGGATATATTCATCATATGTAATTGACGGTAGGTGCATTGGGGTGTTATCAACAGACGTTAATTTTTTAATATAAAAAGTTTCCCAGTCTGCACTAGAATAATCAGTAGGGAAATCATATTGTCTTGTCCCTGCTGCTAGTGTTTGTGTCTGTGTTGTTTTAAGAAAAGGAAACTCTTGTCCTGTTTGTATTATATTTCTAATGGAGTTATTAATAGCATCTTTAGAAAGTGCCTGAACGTTACGAACTGTATCAAACCCATCACCTGTGATATCTAGCGTAACTTCGTTTAATCTTCTTAAAAGTTGATTAACCAGTGTTATATAAGTTGCCATTAAAAAATCCCTTAGATAAGGTTAAAGGGGCCAGTTTCCTAGCCCCTTAAGTTAGTTAAGCAAGTGTATCACGATCTACTTCTTGAGCAGTACCGTCATTACCCCGATCTGTACAGTCCATCAAAACCGCCCAGATACGCATCTTACCTGTAGTAACTGCACCACCAGATAGTGAAGCAATTGTTAGGTCAATGTTGTCATCTGCGACTGCCATTACAGGCTGATAGGCTGCAGGATTCTGTGCAACTACTGCTGCAGCAGATGTTCCGTCAAATCCGTCAACAAATACGTCAGCGTCTACCATTCCAAGGTCTACAGTAAATGTAGAACCATCAGAAGCAGTATCTACTTCAATACCTGCGTTAAGGATCATAGTTCCTTTTTTGACAGCAATCACTGGAATGACATCAGAAGCAGCTAGTGCGCTACCTTTGTCAGACAAAGCAGTTGCTAAATTCAAAACAGTTTGAACCATGTAGGGGCTTCTGCCTGGGGTAGCATTGGCTCCCCTTGCAGCTTGAAGTGTATTATCACCTAATGCCATAATTTATTTCTCCCTTACGCTGCGTTGTATTTAGCAGTTACGATTGCTTCTGGACGAAGAATCTTTCTGCCATATAGATGCATACCACGAACAATGTCAGCAAAGCTGTCAGGATCACGATATGTTTCAGTCTTACTGATCTGCTCTGCAGTTGCTACTGCTGAGTCATGACCTGCACAGATCACACCATAGTTAGTATTCTGGTTTGCAGAACCTGTTGTACCTGATCCTGTACCTACTGAAGGTAGGTTGGAAGATGAGTACACACGAAAACCGTGTAGGTTATTAAGAACCAAACCATTACGTAGTGCTCCAGACTCACCATAATCAGCATTTAAAAGACGTGAATCTTCGTCTGCCATTATTTCCATGAATACTGGATCTACCACAAGCCAACGACCTTGTTTGTCTACTTGTTGTTGGTCAAGTAAACGAGCCATTCGTGCTACAACCATTGCAGGTGAAGCAGTTGCTGTTGGTAGTGCTGTTGCACCTGGTAAACGTGCTGCTATAGGAATTGAATGATCTCCTGCAGAACCAGTTGTTATGTTACCAAATGAATCCTTACGGAGTTTCATTGATGTCAACAACTCGTCTGAACCTGCTGTTGCTACAGCTTTTGAACCATTTGTTTGGTCATTAACTGTGTCAGCGTCAGAATGTAAAGCAGACTGTTTAAAACCTGATAGATAGCCAAGAACTTCTTGGTCATGCTGATCAGCTAAACGGTATGCTGCACGATCTGTTGCAAGTTGCATAAAGTTTACGTGTGAGTGCGCTTCCTCTATATCGTCAATCTTAAAAGCATAGTAGTTCGCTTTATCTACGACTAGAGAAAAGTCTTCATCATCAAGATCCTGTGCTGTGATGTTCGTACCTCTTGCATAGGACGACACAGAAATTTCAGGTTCCTTGATAATTTTCACCGTATCTCCTTGTGCGCTGATCTCTCCGAAATAATCAGAGTTGGTGATGTCACCGCACACAGTTGCTTTGCGAAAAGCAAGCTGTACTTTTTTGGAGTATATGATACTGGAAAAGTTACCGTTTGGTAAGTTACCGTATCCTCCTGCTGTTGTAAAAGCCATGATTAAATCCTCCATGATATTTGGCTTTGAGAATAAAGCTTAAACACCTGAAAGAGGCTGTACGTTTTCTAGGGTGCAGAAAGCATTCGGTGGCGCAACCGAATACCACTGGGCCTATACTTAGACAGGTAGTTCTTTGTAGTTTAGACTTTAGAGAAAAGTATCTTTGAAGGTAGTCCTTACGGAGGCTTCAAGTCAGATACTGGTAGTTATATGCTTGACTTAATATATGTCAACCATTTATCTTGCAGAACCAGTTATATCATAAACAAACTTGCCATTACGCATCGCTTCGTTTATTTGATCCTGCTTTTCTTCAAACTCTTTAGATGACATTCTAGATACATCAGACTCTTTAATAGTGCCTTGCACACCTTTTTCATCAATAGAAGTTCGAGAACCTTTAGCAACAGTAGACGCTGCAGCCTTCTTAGACTGTTTCTTAGCTGATATAGTCATACCGTTGTCTATTTTATATAAATCAATTACACGTACAACTGATGCAGGATCATCCATATTTTCATAGAGTGCATCCTTAACCCATTTAGGTTGTGCATCAGCCCAATCATGGAACTGATCTGCTTGTCTTAATTCGTCAAAGTCTTCGTGAGACCTACGAATAATGTTTTCTGCTTTTACTCTTTGAGCTTCAGAGTGAGCGTCATCTAGTTCTTGTAACCGTGATTCAGCTTTGTTGAACATCTCCTGTGCTTTCTTAGCAGCAATAGTTTCAACAATACCTGCAACGTCTGGATACTCACTTGCCCACTTTTCTATGTCTTCATCAGACTTAGGAGGAACAATACCCTCACGTTTACTTTTAGTTTCTAGAGCTTCAAATCTTTCGTTCCACTCCTTCTCTTTGTCTGACATATGCCTACGCAAATCGCCATAACGTTTCTTAAAAGATTTCTCTTCGGCACTTAAGCTACTATCGTCTTCCTGTGCTTCGGTTTCCTCTTTGGTTTCTTCTTGTTTGGAATCGTCTGTAGCTTGTACTTCGGTGTCATCAGTATCTTCGCCACTGGATTCACTTTCAGTAACTTCTTCACCACGAGCCTTTGCCTCTAGTTTAGCAATCTCAGCTTCTTCAGCTTCCATCTGTTTTTGTTTTTTAGTATGGTTATACCCACGATCTACAAAACCTGCAGTCTTCGGTCTTTCCATTTCAGTTAGTTCAGGCATTTAAAGTTCTCCTTTATGTTGGGGCCAGGAACCATTCCTGGGTAGCCTTATAGTTATTGTTTACTTGTTGCCTTTTTTCATTAGCCCACCTTCGGCTCTACCGCCAATGTTACGCCCATCTACACCAGTTTTTTGTTCACGTTTTTTAAACGCTTTCATTTTTTCTCTTTGCGTTTTTTGATATTTTTTACGTTTATCGTTTTGTCTTTTTCTCAAAGCAGACTCATAACCTGCATCTCCTGCTTTTTTACCTGTTGAGTCTGTCCTCACTTTAACTAAATTATCAGGTCTTTGTGGTGGTGTTCCTGTTGGTGTTGTACCTAGATCTTTTGTTCTTTGTTGAACTCTTGCAAACGCATCTTTTATACCTTTTGAACCCCTACCTTTAGGTCCAACTTTCTCAACAAACCTACCAAAGTCATTTGCATCTTTAAATATTCTGTCACCTTTAAGGTCTACTGAGTCTTCAAACAAAGCGACATCTATATTGTTTGCTACAATGTCTCTTGCTAGTCTATCACCATTCATAAGACCTTTAGGCATGTATTGTAGTTTAGAGTCTATAATAAATTGATCATACTTAGCCTGTGCTGTCGCTATTTCTTCTGCAGTAGCTCCGTTATTTTTCATAATAATAATGTTAGCAGCAGCTTGAGCAGCAGTGCTTGCGTTCATAAACGCTCCCATCACACTACCCATTGGAGACTTGTTTAATATATCAGATGTTTGTGATCCTAGATTACTCATGTCAGTATAATCAAACTTTTCCATCCAAGAATTAGGATCTCCCTCTACCTGTGTTTTTGATCTATTTTTACGGCTTGTTGGGGTAGGTGTAGGAGTTGTAGCTTTTGTTTCTGAGTATCCTTCTTTTCTAAGTCTAGCTACTTCTGCTGCGTCTACTTCACTGAGAGGTAAGTTAAATGTTCTTATTTCTCCGTTAGGACCGTAAAGGGTCATCATTGGTGACTCACCTGTTACTGGTGTGACCACAGTTGTATCCCCAGGAGTTGTAGTACCAGGAGTTGTAGCCATTGTTGTTTGCTGTGGCTGACCCATAAAACTAAATCCAAGTCCGTACTGATTGGGGTTAAAAGTATTTCTAGCGTAAGAAGGGGTAGAATTATCACCACCCTGATTGTACCCAATAGTGTTTCCTACAGACTTAGGTGCAGGTTGATTATACATCTGTTGTTGTTGTAGGTAAGGATTCTGTATAGTACCACCTTCAGCCATACCCATCATTTCTTGTATAGCTTGCATCTCTTGTGGAGATAACTCTTCGTCATTTACAGGACCACCTGCAGGAACAGGCTCTCCACCTATACGCCCATTGGCTTCCATATCAGCTAGACCCATCTTAGCTTGATCTCTTAGATCTTCAAAAAACTTGACACCGTAGTATCTAACAACATCAGCAGGAACGACATACTCACCCTCAGAGAGTTGTGCAGGAATATCATCTCGTACTTCCTCTGCAAGAGAACCAGGTGGTACTTCGTTTCCTGATACTGGATCTACATCCATACCATCATCTGCTATTCCACCCTCTTGCATAAATGCCATTTCCATTTGATCGTCCATTACTGCCCCACCTTCGTTAAAAGAAAAAACATCTGGATCTGTCTTCTTTGCGTTTTTTGCTAAGACCAAATGCCCTACCTGAATTACTTCATCTGCTTCTAGGATTGCTTGTCCAGTTTCTCTGTCATAAAAGAAACCTCTTTTTACTGGATCGTATCCTACTTGTGTCCACTCATCACTATCAAAAATTTCTTTTGCCATAGTAAAAAGTTCATCATCAGTGCCATCAACGTAACTACCTTCCATAACAGCAAATGGACTTTTATTTCCTTTAGCCTGTGCTTTTTTCTTTGTTAATCCAAATGTTTCTTCAAGACGTTGTGGACCAACTGCTACATCTAAAGCTGATCCTACCTCCCTACCTTCAGGTTGAATAAACTTTACATTTTTCATACGAAGAGCAGCTTTGTACATTGTCTTACTTGCATGACGTAAAGTTGGTATCCAAGTGTCGTAGTCAACATAAGCAGGAATATCTAAACGTGCAGTAATAACTTCACCATCTGGGATCTCATAATTTAATCCAACAATAGGTGATTTACGTTTACCTGAGTCTAAAGCACTTACAATTTCTTTAACATTTGAGGGTTTAGGAACATCTTTTACTTTACGTATAGGACGTAATTCATCTACACGTTTTCTGTATGTTGTATTAAAAACTCTACCCTCTTTAACTCCTGCAGCTAAATCCATTAACTCTTCATCCCTGCCTTTTAGAGCCTTTCTAAACTCAGGGGAGGTAGCATTTTTTTTACGCCATGTTTCAATAGCTTCGTCTGTAAGACCTGCTGCCTCTATAGTAGGAACACCTTCTTTGATGGTAGGTTTCTTCCTGATAGCTCCTGCACCAAATGCTGACATTGCTGTAGGATCTATCTCGTACTGTTTTACTTTGTCGGCTAGAGCCTTGATACCTTTGGCTCCGTATTTACCTGCAACACCACCCATAAGAAGTAGACCACCTTCTATGGCAGCACTCTGACCTGCTTCTGTAAACTGGCTCTTTATGTAATCGTAGTCACGTTCTTGTTCAGGCTTCATGTACTCCTGTACAACATTCGATATGTTTACACCTGAGTCATAAAACGGAACTACAAAAGATGCAGCCTTAGATATATCTTCCTCTAAGTTTCCTGCTTCCTCTACAAACTTGTCAGCTTCCTGCTGTGCTCCTTCAGCAGTATAACCAAACATTTCCATTTGATCTCTAGTCTGGTTTAGGTCCATTCACTTCATCCCTCAGAAATTTTAGTCTACGTAAAGATTTTGCTTCACCCTGTAGTCTAAACAAGTCTTCTGCTTTTAAGGTTTGTTCCATTTGTACATGTATGTGGTTTAGTCTTCGATCTAGTTCTTGATTCAGTGAATCCCAGATTTCGTGATTGTTTACTATTTGTTTTAGGCTCATGCTTGTCCTTCACCTGTGTTGGCTGAGAAACCCTGCTCTCCTGGGATTGGTGCTGTCCCTGTGCCTATTTGCCCACCACCTGAACCAGTTGTGTCTTGTACCTGTACTCCTGCAGGAGCACCCTGTTGTGGTGCGTTAGGATCTACTTGTGGTGGTGGATTTTCTGCTTGAAACTTCTTGAGGATCTCAGCCTGTATAGCTGCATCACCCATAGAGTTTGTAAGTTTTTCAGGATCAAGATCCATAGACTTAGCAATCTCTCTGATAATATAATCCATTTTTGCAAAAGGTGCAAGCACTGGATTTTGTACAACACCAAGAAATTGCATGAGTCTTTGACTACGAACCTCGTTAGCCATCAAACTTTCAGTACCCTCTGCTTTAACTTCTAGATCCCCTTTGATTTCACTGTCGTAATCAAACTGCATATTAAAATGAAAGAAAGCTTTACCAAGAGGGCCAAGTAGATAGTCATCTACATTTTTAACAACAGTACGTATGCTACCGTTGGCAGCAGACATAAGCATAGAAATACCAGAAGCAGTACGGCCCACTCCTTGTACGCCTGTTTGACCATGAGCGAAAGAAGGAAAACCTGTTGATTCATCTGACAGCACCCTTGCTTTATCGAACATCTGCATGTTCTCGTTAGATACGTTTGGAAACTTAGTGCCAAAGATAGCTTGACCAGGAGCACCACCTTGTCTCCTAAAGACCTTACCAGGATAGATAGATAAGTCCTGCCCAGGCATAAGGTTAGTTTCGTCAATCTCAATAAGAAGATTACCAGACAGTGCAGCATTGTCCACACTCATCCTCATAAAACCATTCATGAGTGTTTGTGTATCATCCATGTTTTCCGCTATACCAATACCAAAGAACGAATACGGATTTACTTCAAACGGCACTGCGTAGTACGGTAAGATAGCAGGGGTAAATGGGTTCATTACAAGGCGTAACACTTGACCGTTACAAATCCAGATATTTACAGATACTTGATCTTGATCTTTTAATTCCTTTGGTATCTCTACATCATGACCTTCTAAAATGTCTGTATCAACATAACCCCAGAACTCAAGAACGTTAAATCTTTCTGATCTAGTCTCTTGGTCTGCGTCTTCCATGACCTGTTCCCACCACTCTTTAGAGTAGGACTCACCAATCTCAATAGCAGTGTTGATTGCATTCGATCTGAAAAATGGTCTACGTTTTAGAGCACGTATCTGTGACCTAGACATTTTATGTTTTTCAATTACGTACTCAGCCTCATCCATGTTGTTAGCATCTGGGTCAGGATAAAAGTTCCAAATACTTACACTAGATGTTTGGGGTACGGTTTTAATAGTAGGGTTATACTCTCCATCTTCTGACCAAGAAGGATACTCTTTATCAAGAGCAAATGGACCCTTCATGATACCTGTGCCAAACAAAGCAGTTTCAAAGGCAGCTATACGTAATTGTTTCTTAGCATTTGATTCTTCTAGTTGATCCTGTATTTTCTTTTCCATCTTTTTAGCTGCAACCATAGCAGGATGGAAAGTAACTTTAGATGGCGTTTCACCTGGTCCTTCTTCTACCTTATCTTGTACAGGAGATAGTTTATCTTTTAAAGAACCTAACCTTTCCCTTAAATCGATAATAGTTTCACCAGGTTGTAATTTCATATTATCTTTTGGTAACGCATCACCAGACTCTTGAGCCTTACGCATGTTGCTGTCAGTCTCAAAGTTTACAGTATCAGATATACCTTCTGGTAAAACAGTAGGGTTGATAGAAATAGGAAACTTGTTAGAGCCAAAGAGAACATCTACAATTTGACCATAAGCTGCAAGAACTTTAGTCTTTGTTACTTTTACAAATACTCTAGATTTTTCAGTAGATGTAAACTGTACGTCAGGTCCGTAAATACCACGGTAATTTTGATATGCTTTTATCCAACGCTGTTCGTCTGAGTACCTAGCTTTATCTGCTTTGGAAAATTTATTCTCTACAAAGCCAATGACAGTTCCTACTTTGCTGTCTGTTTTATCATCAGAGTCTTCTTTATCTTCTACGTAAGAGGACTCTTCATCGTCCATGTAAAGTTCTTCTGATTCAAAGATGTCATCTTCTTCCATTAGTTAATCCTTAGTATCCAAATGTGGGGTCTGAAGCTTGAAAGCCTGATCTTTGAGAGCTAGGGTCAAAGTCAAATACGTTACTTCTAGGTCTAGTCATAACACCGTATCTAAGAGCATCGTATAAGTGGTCTTCTGAATTGGTATCTACATCTTCAGGGTTCTTTTTATCAAGGGGTATTGTCGGTAATTGATTGATAATATTTGTACAGCTATCAAATATAACAAGCCTTGGTTCCTCTGTAAACTCATCCACTTGTAGTCTTCTGTGTATCTCGTTCTTACCCGATACACGAGAGCCTTTTGATCTATCTGCAGGTCTCCAACGACACCCTTTTAAGATCATCTGTTCTGCTAGGCTAGGTCCAGTATCTCCTCTTCTGTGCCATAATGAAGAGTCTAGTACTCCATACCTTATCTTTTCATCATCTTCTATGTCCAGGATCATGTCAGCCAAGTCAGTCGCTATGATTTTAGAAACATATAACTC